GCTCCACCAGGTGATGTACGATCACCCCTCAACTAGTTACGATGTGATAGTTGAGCGCTACCACAAAGGGACCCAACGATAGATCCATTTCTGCCGTTGATCCTTCTTATAGACTACGGGACGATCCGCAAGATGCGAAAAGTATTCCCAAAGCCTTAACTCCTCCGGTAAGTTAATACGCTTACCATAAGAAATTGGCGAAAGAACATAATAATAGTCCTTTTGATACCAATTCTGGAGAGGGTTGTGCGGAGGACAATCGCCACTACGCCTTCTTGCGAAGTTGTAGGGATGCTGCACATACAGTGCAGTACTTAAGTCAGGGACGGTCACTATACAATATAGTGCCTCCTAAGCTTACGATTGTCTTAGACACCGCACGGTGGGCTACCGGGTAATCCTCAACGATCAAGCGGTTACCCAGGTCTATAAGAGAACCTATGGTTGCGTTTGTGTGTCCGCGGCGAACCGCAAACTGCCTTCCGCACAAAACCGGAGTGACATCATATCCATTCAGATAGTGTCCTCCGCAAGATTCACGGAATGGGTTAAGACCATGAAAGGTCTTCTCCTGATTGACAATAAAACCATACTTGTCTAATAAAGAACAAGTGCACTCGAAGAGTGCTTCTGGTATTATTATGTCGTCTCCGTAAATTCGAAATGCTTTCGGCGAGCAACCAGCCAGGGCCGCAGCCTCTTTAATGATGGCAAAATAGCAAATTATCTGAATGGGGAAACAAAGTGCTGAACCCATTGGTGCATAATGCACATTTGATTCAACACGCCCATCCGGATACTCCCGGTGCGTCGAGCGCGTTAGCCTTAACGCTCTCTGCCACTCAGGGACTTCACTAAAGAGGTCTTCAACAAATTCCCACCTAACACTGTCACTAGCAGAACTAAGATCAATCGTAGCATATTGTCTACTGATTGATCCAGTACATGCCAGATCGGCATTCAAGGTGGCGTCCAACAGATTTACATGTCTCCTGATCTGTGGCTTTCTTTCGAAAACCTCAGTCAGAACGTGTAACATACCTTGCTGCATGAACATAAGTGCAGCAGGCTCAGGACATACTATACGTCTTTTACTGATACCTTTCGGTACTGTAATGACTTTAGCAATCCTGTTCGTTGCGACTGCGTCTGTTGAAGTGCGGAGACAAGATGGTAAGACGGACTGATCTGAATTTCGAAGGGAATACTTCACGGCACTAGTGCCGACAAGTAACCATTTGGCGTTCAGGTCAGCCTCCTTAAGTGGCAGTTCTGCAACTCTACCATTTCCATGGTGAGGTCTGTAGAACTCTCCGAATGGGGAGTAGCCCTCAAGAAGCTTTCTTACCTCTTGCTTCATGAGCATCGAAGGTAAAGTGTGTATCTGCGCAATTCGATCAAGATTCTTGTCGAACTTTGCTATACTATCCTCCTCAATACCTTTGTGTAAGGTGAGGTGCGATAAGAACAGCATCGCAGTTCTAACACGCCTAAGCGAGATTGAGCAAAACCGCACAATTCCCGCCCCTTCACGGAACAGCTCATTGATCCTGTTAATAAAAGGGATGTAGATTCTCGCATCTATGCGATATCCAACTTCTCGTACAATAAAAGTACGACATCCATCCTTATCTACAATAGCTGATAAGTGTGAATGCTCATCTTCGTTGTAACATTGAAGATGATAGTTGTCAACAGCCTTTAATGTATCCACAACCATATCCAAAGGTGACTTCGCCACACGGCCAAGCCACGTCTTTAGATCGTTGATAGTACAAAAGACTGCAGCATCCCAACATACAAGAGCCCACAGAGGAACAATAAGTTCAACAGTATCTTCATCTTCCTTAGGAAGTTCGGATACTTTTGTCCATGTTGGTCTCAGGTGCCTCCAAAGATTGAAGACTTCTTCAGCCATAATGTCTGAGCGTTTCATAGTTTACACCTCCTGTCTATGAGCGAGGGTTTAATGCACCACGTAAGAGTGCATCAACTCGTCCGCTTGTAGCATCAGATTGTAAACCAAGCCCAGCTAAAATGTCCAAAATAAAGGACAACAAATTGGCAGATGATACCATGCCATTTGTTGGCACTTTAAGGACAAGGTGGCCGCTGACCGGGAACTGCTTCTGATATGAAGGATCTTCATTATCAGTTACAGTCCAGACTTCGTCCTTACCAATCATAAGGCTTACGCCTTTGGTAACTGGAAGTCTATTCTCGGCCGAGATGTCACCCTGCTTATATACGTTTGCAATATTCTGTATAGCAAAACGTACATGCGTAGGGGCATCCAAAGGAGTCAGGACATTTGTCAGTTCGACACTGTCCGGTTCATCTTTGGCAGTTGCGTACTCTGTCTTATAATCTATGACAGGTACAGGGAAATTGTATTTCGTTGCATGAGTTGGTTGGTTACGGGATATGACTTTAGCCATATGCCTTACCTCCTTTCTTGACCTTTTATTGGTCAGGTACACCCCACTAAATGGGGAACATCGTGTGACAGAGTGCATTATGCCCTTTGCACCCAAAGAGCTCCAAGCTCCGGAATATGATCCTTCGCCGCGGAGCTAGCCTGCAGACGCGTTTTACGAGACTTAGTTCTGACTCCATCTCGCTGATAATAATCAAAGTCAGCTTGAATAGAGCAGTCTGCGTCCCCAAACGTGAGAGAGGTTGAGAGATGAGATGATAGCCACGCATTAAACGTGTCTAACTTCTCGTAAAATTTGTCTTGGTCCTTGCGCTCTAAGTATCCTCCTACATCGACAAACCAGTCGACTACGAAGGAATACGGCACAAGATCCCAAGCATCCGCTGCTGTGAATCTGATGTTAGCTATATCTGCCCTAAGCCAGAGTTGATCAAACCCTGACAGACGAGCGTTATAACCTAACTTAACAGACATATCCCAATCTGTTATATCCCAAAAGGATACTGCAGTCTGGGTTACACAGTACAGATCGCCTAATACCTGCGTCTTTCTCTGCCCATTTGAATACAGGGCTTTAAAGTCTGCAAATGTTAGACGTGGACCATACTTTCCGCTAAGGTACAGTGAAGCTAGTTGCTTCTTATCTGTAACATTCTTAACGGCCGACAACATACCATCAACATCGTATGGAGTCGTTAAAGTATCTTTGATAAGACTAACTACGTTTACGTGTTGCACTCGCAACCCGTTCGCAGCATTCGCCGATAGGTCACCCAAATCTGGGTACTTCCTATCTGGTGCTGTCTTATCGTGGTCGACGACCCATCTAACCCAGAAACTCCTAAAAGTGCTTTTAGCACTATCATAAAGATCTGACAATCTTTGGATATTGTCGGTGTAATTGTCAACCGTATAATATTGGTCGGCATAACCTTCATATATCCTGAGTGTCTTACCTTTATGTTCGGTAGTCTCAGGCGTGATTGAGTCGATATCGAGCTGTCTCTCTCCAAGGAGAGAGTCGTATAGAGATGACTTAGCGTCATCATCTAACTCGCCCTCGACGGTCCAGGATGTTCCTTCCTGATCTGATCGGTACAAGAATGTTGGCCCTGAATAGTGGTTGCCTTCCCACTTACGTGGAGAGACGCCATAATCAAAGCTAACCCTTGTATTCCCGTCAGCAGAACGGTACACAGTTTTGATGGTCATATAAGTAGATAATGATCCATCTGGACTTACACTAAAATAGTTCTTATAGCGAGAATACCCATACCATTCCTGGTTGGTGTACTCATAACTAACCGAACATCCTAGTGCCGCACCCTGGAACTTCATACCATCCATTTTATATCCGGATAACTCCGGAATGGAATCAGTATAAGTCACCCAGTTTCCCCTCCATATCATGGCCGGTGTGAAACTTTTGATCGAACACTTCATATGAAGATGTCGACAATCATTTCCATCGGGATTAATGTCAGAAGCCCTACTTACTATATTCCCAACATCGGGAAATGTAGGCAAAGCCAATGACTCATCAGGGCTAATGAATGTCCTAAAAACATCATTAGGCGGAAAGGTCCCAGCTGTACCTGGAAACAAATAGAATGACATAATCTCACCTCCTCTGCAATCGCAAGTGTTTCTTGCGAGAGAGCGTGTTCCG